TTTTTTTTTTTTATATTTAGACACACTTATTGCACATAGTAATGCGCTTTATTTAAGTGAACAAAATATTACAAACTAGTTAACAAATGCAAAAGGACACTCATCAACCAAATATTTAAGACTCTTGCAGTTCTCAAGAAGCCTTGTCAACATTGGATTTGTGGCATTAGAACTCAGAATTTCGTTCTTAACACCAAAGAGAACAGCTAACAAGGCCACAGGAAAAGGATCAACTCTAGTCAAAAAGACAATTTTCTTACCTTTTCCAAGCGCTGTCCGAATTTTCTTATTGATATCTGAGGAGCGATTGTTAACTGCAGAACTAATCCAAGCAGTAGTAGGCAAACCACCACGCCCACTCCCACAAACAACATTAACAATGACAGCTTCTGCGGGCAATTGACTCACAGGGTAAAGACAATTAACAAATATTGGTAACCAAGAATCTGCTGGAAAATTTCCATCAAAAAATTCTTGTGTATTTGCCAATACCAATTTATCATCAAACCACAATCTTATTTGGGAAGGCCTTGCTGCACCCTGAAGACCCAACAAGTCAATGCTCAACAAAAGATCAATATTATCATTTGAATCAGGAGCATTCATAATCCTCTGCATTGAATGAAATTCTTCAATTTGTGCTATGGTGGGCACATCAGCTTTTTGCAACCACTCAATACAAGAGAGAGCCTTTCTTCTCAATCGACGAGCTTCTTCTGGACTATGCAGGTACAACTCACGCAACACATTAACCAAGTTAACAAGATAAGCTTCTTGCATTTCCAAATTGTTACATGAAACATAGTGCAATTGTGACCACAAACTAGCTTTGTCTTCAGGAGCTACCCACAAAACATTGGACATTTGCTTAAAATTTCTTTTAAGAAAATCACACTCAGACAACTTTCTAAACTGTAAAGTTGCACTAGTTTTGTCAATTCCATCAGTGATGGTGATGTTATGACTAGCTAGGAAACTTTTCAATTTAGAACCACTAAAATATGGCTTGACATACTCATGAACACTAATTAAATTATCATCTCCATAAACACACAAAGAAATAAAATTTCTAAAAGACTGGAGAAACATACTAGGAGCCTTAGCTTGACGCAACAACTTTTCATAACTATATCTGATAAGCATCTCATTGAAAATGCTATTGCAGATAACAGTGAGTGGAAATCCAGAGGGGATACCACACTCAACTCTCCAAATATCTTTTTTACAGATTGCCATCCTGGAGCAACAAGCTAACAGAAGATGAGTTCTCTCACGCATCAGTTTCTCATCTCCACCACAAAGACTGTTTATCATTTCTGCCATCTTGCTCATGACTTGCTTAGTTATCAGACCACTAAAACTAGCATAGTCACAACACAAAATGTCATTTCCCTTGCTCAACAGTCTATTTGCCAAACCAGTCCACTCCATGGAATATGGATTGATTCCAACTTGGCAACTCAATTTGTCCCTTTTCTTCATAATGAATCGCACAAAATTCAAGAACTTTTGACGCACCACTAAATTAAATTCCATAGGAAGTATGGTGAAGCAGCGCGTCTTGGGTTTATCAAAAATTTTGCGACGAGGAAGTTTTTCATCTTTAGGACATTCTATACCAACCAATGTTGGAACACACTTTTCTAATTCAACAGTCAATTTATTGTACGCTTCTTCAACACTGGTACCAGGAATTAGTGACATTTCTTCACCATCTCCAGTGACAAATCTTCTCTTGCCTTTTTCACCATTTTTCCTGGACAGAACATGAGGAAAACCCTCTGAAGTGGCAAGAGGAATGCGTTCCATGTAATCCAAACCTTCAACACCATTGAGTGCAGCACTCAAAGAAACTTCTTCAAATGTATCCTCCTCATCAACACAATCAAACCACTCTTCAACCATGTCTTGTGCAACTTTGGAAAGAATCTCCTCATCAAGAGGCATCATGGGAGTTGCATATTTTGAATACCACCAAGAATGGGTCATATCTTCATGCTCTGTGCCAACCAATCTCTCATCAGTAGTGGTTAACACACTTGGAATCTTATCACAAGGCAAATCCAACTGCCATTCTTTGGGAGTTTCCACAAGATTAGTTTTTGTGGGCAGTGGTACATAAACTCCAGATTTGAGTTCACCAATATGAGCTACTCCCTCTTGACTATCAACTTCCACAGGAAAGAAATCAAAATAGACTTCAGCACTTTGGGCTTGTACCACAGGCTCAACATATGGTATTAATGAAGCATAGCCCAATCTTCCTTTGCTTCCAGCAACATGGAAACCAACAATTTGCTTGTGATTTCCAACCTTAGCAACCACCAGAGATCCACAATCATTGGGAATTGTGCAGGCATCATATTCAATGCTTACATCTTGTTTCCTAACATAATTCCCTTCAGTTATGTGAATTGGTTGCCGATGTACTCGACAATTTATTGGAGCCATTCTGGGATAATATTGTCCCGTAACAGTGTCCAATTTACAGGAAAGCAATTCAGCAGAAAAATTGTTTGGCAAAGTTTTCTCACTGTCCCAGCAGAAAAGGTCCCAAGCAGAATGTGGGATGTCCTCCAAAGTTGGATTTGTATACAACCCAATTTCACTGTTATCAAACATTTGAAATTTATCAGGATCATACACATGCCAATAGCTTTTCTCAGAAGTAACAATTTGGACTCTAACTTTTTGGGTGAGATTCTTGAAAAAATGACCATGTGCAATGAATCTACGCCCTGGAACCATCAAAATCTGAGCATCAGTGTTTCCCATTCTCATACTGGCTTTACATTTTGACATAATTGCTACCACTGATTGATCAAAAGACATTTGGCCCTCAACCCACGCTCTGCGCTTTATTGGCACATTGCGATACCTATATTGAGAGACCTCATATCTGTTGGGTTTTCGGCTTTGCGCCTCGAGCACACTTGATGTAGTAAATGCTGAAGCAACATTACCAACAAAAACACCTCCATTACCAGCATCCCTTAAAAAGGAAAATAACTTCCAAAAAGTTGTTCCCAAAATGGTGGCTAGAATAGTACCAGAAATGATTTTCAATGGCACTGGCCAATCTGTGACTTCAGTTTCATAAATGCTTTTCATCATCTGCACAAATTTCTCCTTCATACCAGTATACCAGGTTTCTTTGCTTTTCCGAGACAAACAATGTCCCATTCCACACAAAATTGCTTTTTGCCACAATGGCATCTTTTCCAAATGTGCAGCTATTTGGCGATGAAAAGCCGGTGTTCCAATTGTTCCAATGAAATTGAATTTTTCATCATAAAAATCTTCATTCACCAGTTCTGCCAAATGGGTCCTGACAATCAAATTTGTTGCATTATTGTATTTGAGGAAGGCATAGGCTTTCATGAGCATTGTCTCTGAAGCTTTGAGCAAAGCTTGCGCTTCAGGATCATCTATTGAATCAGGACGAACCGTGCACTCGCCTTCCTTGTTCAAAAAACAATGCAAAATTTTATCCTTCCTCCCTGCAGAAAAAACATAAACCATGTCATTTCTCTCAGCCTTGATCCTGTTTTTCATGATATCTGCATTAAGATTCCATGAAACAGCCAAATCCATAAGTTGTTGAAAGTTATAGAAATGACCACTTTCACTTTTCTTGCCCTTAATTTGAGACAGATTTGACTCTTGCTCCTTAACATGTCTCTCCCACTTGGTAAAACAATGTGCCAGCAGATCAGCATAAGACTCAAAAGTTTGGTCTACAACATAATGATAATGAAACCAAGTTTTCAGCAAATATCGCTGATTTTTAGTAAAATCACTCTCATCATATTCAACCCCAGGTTTGAGTTCAACTGTGATCAGCACATGTCTTCGATTTCTAAAAGCCATATCATCTCTAATTTTAGCTTCAGGAGACGGCTCTAAGAAATTCGAAGAACACATCATGATCTGGGAATCAAAGTGCATTCCCTTTTCCTCCAAACCAGCCATGTTTATTGGATAAGGAGCACTTGAAACTAATGGAATTAATTGAGCTTCAGCAGATGGCTCCGAAACAACAGCAGCAAAATCATCAATAGTAACAATTGGCTGCCTTCTATATCCACTCCAAAAAGGATCTGATGGATTCCTTGAGTACACAGCATCTTCTCCAATTTCCAAATGATCACAGAAATCTGTGATTAGCCTATCAACCAGCAGAGATTTCCCAACTCGGGATTCACCGTGAGCAAAAATAACAAAAGGAATTTTCCTAATTGTTTTTGAACAATGAAGTCGGCTCTCACGCATCAATTTATTTGCTTCTTCACAGCCTTTGACAATAAGGTTGCAAACACTTGGAGACACCTTAACTTCTCCTTCAAGCATCTGTTCCCTCATTCTTTCACCTTTGACAACTAAAGAGCGTAAGACAATAAGATCATCTTGCGACATGTAAGCTTTCAACAAAAACTGTTCTTGGCACCAACTAATGTTACGCAACCATCCATCCACATCTTGAGAAAAAATGAGTGCAGCATCTCTGAGAAAAGCACTATCCAATCCTAATAATTTTCTAACAAAATTAGAAACAACTTCCAGCAACCTACCTGCGATCACCTTAACATTTTTGCCAGCAGTGCAAATTTGATTAAAAGCTGTGCAGGTTTTTCCCATAGCAACTAAGGACGTGTCACAAAATGAAGTGAGCTGTGTTGCCAACCCTTCTAGAACTGAAAGGGCTTGGAACTGTCCCTTAATCTCTTCAGAAGGCTTAAAAGCCTGAGACATTACAGTTGCTATTGTAGAAACTGCAATGGTAGCACAAGTGATCAATTCACTATTCGTGACGAACTTGCCAGTTTTTATGGAAACACAGAAAGCTCCCACAATGGCAGATCGGACAAACAAGCCAACCAAATCAAAAGATTCGGAAATCATGCCCAAAGAAATAAGGCATTTTTCAACCAATCCTAGAGCACAGGAGCTAGCCAAAATACACATTCCCCAGGCATGCAGCTCTTTACATCCTTGCAAAAACCATGAAATTTCTTTCGCAGCTTCTTCTATCCACTCTTTGACCATTGTCCAAATATTGTTAACCCAGCTGAAAGCTTGAAAAACTATTGGACAATATTGCATCAAGAGCTTATTAAAATGCTCTGAAAAAGACTCTATAACAGATCCCACACCAAAATTAACAACTTTTTTAATCTGAGTGGGTATCCATCTAACCATAGAGAGAGCCAAGTCTGCTATCCCTTGGGCTGATACACTTGTATCTACAGTATTGAGAGAATCATTTGTATATTGATCAAATTCAACAAAATGCTGAAAATGATATGCAAATGCTGAACGAATGTATGCTCTCAATTTGGTTGTTTTAGAAGAATTGGAAACGATGGAAAGCAAAAAATTTTGAAAATAGGAAAAAATTAATTCCCCATCATCATATTCCATTTCCTCTATTGAATGACTGCCCATTTCCAAACAAAAGGCAGCATATGACAGATGAAGCAGACGAGGATTACACTGCTTCAAACGAGCGAGGACTTCAGTATCCTCCTCACAGCCACAAGCAAAATATGCATCTAACCTATTGGCTGTCTCATTACTCTGAAAGTGGTAAACAATTTCAGAAATATTCTGACCAGGATAGAACTTCATGTTGTTTTTCAAATGGAACCAACACAAAGTTCAAAATGTCAAAAGAAATTTAAATTTCAGAGAAATTTGAAATCAAATGAAGAACCGAGAAAGAGAGGTAAGAGAAGTTCAAATCTGACACGAAGTCCTATATCAAATAGGAGAGTGTTCAGCGAATGAACTGAGAGCAGAAAGAAAATGATTCACGAATGCTGCGACCAGCACAGAGAGTGATTTTCTTTCACTTTGAAAGCCGTATACAAGAAATGTAGAGAGAAATTGAGAAGTCTTTGAAATCAAGTAACGATTGCTTTTGTTTCCGGTTTTAAGGTGCGGCAACCTATGATCGCGGTTTATCAAAATTTCAAATCTTATGAAAATTTTAATA